GTGCTTACCGATACAAAATTAAAAAACCTCAAGCCGCAGGACAAACTGTACAAGGTCTCCGATCGTGACGGGCTGTATGTAGCTGTACTTACGTCAGGCACGGTCTCGTTTCGCTATGACTACCGTATCAACGGTCGCCGCGAAACACTGGTAATCGGGCAGTATGGGCGTGACGGTATCAGCCTGGCAGAAGCGCGGGAAGAACTGATTGCTGCAAAGAAGCTGCTTAAAGCAGGCCAGTCACCGGCTGCGGCTAAACGTGACGGTATCAAAAAGATTCGTGGTGCTGAGACGTTTGCGGTACATACCGACAGTTATATGAAACACGTCATCCTGGCTGACAGTACCCGCGCAATGAAGCAGGCGGTGATCGACCGTGACATACTTCCGGTTCTTGGCAACAAAATGATGGCTGAAATTACCACATCGATGGTTCGTGATTTGTGTGACCGGATTGTCGAACGCGGTGGTCGGGCAACAGCAGTACAGGCCAGGGAGATCATCAGCAGCGTATACCGTCACGCCAATGACCGTGGTCATGGTTTGTTTAATCCTGCGGCTGACATTAAACCTTCGTCTATCGCCATATTTAAACCACGAGAGCGAACACTGACACCAGAAGAAATTGGCCTGTTCTTCCGCACGCTGGATGCCATTGGTGCTATGGGCACTATGAAAATGGCTTTAAAGCTGGTGCTTATCACTATGGTTCGTAAAGGCGAATTCACCAACGCAACGTGGGATGAAATAGATTTTAAAAAATGGACATGGACAATTCCTTCAGACCGCATGAAGGGAAGCCGGGCGCACGTTATTTACCTGCCTAAACAGGCTCAGGATATATTGGTCGGGTTGCAGATGTGCGCTGGTGGAAGTGAATATCTGGTTCCTGGTCGTTACAATTTCCGGAAGCCATTATCTAATGCCGCGCTGAACTCTCTGATCGACAGAACGGTGAAAATAATAAATGAAGATGGTGAGCATATTCAGGGCTTCACCGTACACGATATGCGCCGTACAGCAAGTACGTTGTTGCATGAGGCTGGTTATCCTTCAGACTGGATTGAAAAGGCTCTGGCACATGAGCAGAAAGGTGTGCGCGCCGTATATAACAAAGCGGAATACGCCAGACAGCGCGCCTACATGTTGCAGCAGTGGGCCGATATGATTGATTCCTGGATTAATGGGGAGCATACGGATCTGATTCCGTTCTCCCCGTCGAAGTTTGAGAGGTGGATGGAAGACAGTAATAAATAATTCTATCCTTCCTGGACTTTGGTAAGCGTCAGATTTCCGCAGAACACTGCGCCGGTGTCGATGTACATCTGGTTTGCATACACTAGTGGGTGATGTGCTGGCGTATGACCGAAGATGAACAAATCGGCACCGGTTATCTCCGAGACAATACCGTCCTGCGCGTCGCTAACCCGCTCACGATTCCATATCACCATTTCTTCCGGTACTGGCTTATCGAATGCGTATTCGTTGTGCGGGTAGTCTGCGTGGCAGATGACGACCTTCTTATTGCCGGTAACCAGTTCGATAATCATCGGGAGGTTGGTAACCTTTGGCAGAAGGTATTTGAGTTGCACATCCTGCTCAGAATCAAGTTGGTGCCACCATCCACCGCCGTTTGACATCCAATGTCCGAAACTTCCGCCGTTGACCAGTGCATCCAGCATCATCTGCTCATGGTTGCCACGAACAGCTCGGAACCACGGCATAGTAATCAAATCCAGGCATTCGACGTTTTCAGCGCCGCGGTCAACAAGGTCACCAACGGAAATAAGCAAATCGCGCGCCGGGTCGAATGAAACTTTGTCGAGTTCGTTCATCAGCAGCGTGTAGCACCCATGCAGATCGCCGACGACGAAGATATTGCACCAGTCAGCGCCATTGATGCGTTGATATAGGTTCATGCTGCACGCTCCCGCCCCTGGTTGTCTGTTGGTGACAGCGGAGCATTGCTGAATGCATTTGTTAATCCGCCAATATCCAACGCGTATCCAGGGTGTAGTTGCACTGCCGGGTCTTCGCACTGATTACCCCAAACATCGAAGCCATGAGACGTCTGGCGGGCGAACAGTTCAATGCGAGAAACATCGCCTAACAATTGCACAAGTTTTTCACGAACGACATCTGGTTTTCTTGAATGCTCAAGCCGCGGTGCGGTAAATGACTGAACGATCCCTGCATTAATGCGTGGAGGTAGTTTTCCCTTTACTGCAAACAGGCAATCTTCACTATTGGCGCGAGTCATGTGTCCCATACCCATAACCAGTTTATCTGGTTGTCGACTACCACATTTTATCCACGTGAAGCCCTTCATGGTCATCAGACGGAATCCCCAGGCTTCAACAACTTTTAGTGCTTCGAGTGGTTGTGTTGGCACCCACCACATGGCCAACAGACAGTTTTCATCGGCCAAATCCCACACAGGAAGGCGGCAGATATCCAGCACACTCATAACCGGATATTTAAAACCGGCACCGCGATTACCATCTGCGGCTTTGTCACGGTATACCCAGGGTGGATCTGCATAGATTAGTGTGTATTTCTTAGTCATAAACCACCCCACAACATCCTATGCCGCTATAGTCGCCACGGCGAAGGCCGTTACCTTTTGTGATACATTGGTCCCTGCGAACCGCGATCCTTGCACGTTCAACATCACCAGAAGCAACATCCATACACTGAAGCCAAAGGTGAGCGGCAATGCGGAACTGCCCTTTTTTCTCTCTTTCAATCGCGCGTTTTTCGATCTCTATCGCCGCAGGAGTAACGGCGACAATCTTTGACGGACTGCGCATTGAAACCTTATTCATGTGATATTTTTCAAGTCGGCTTAACTTTCTCACTTAATCCAACCCTCTCTGAAAATTAATGCCAGCAGATAAAGCCATGCTGAAACAGAGGCCAGGAATAAGTACCATCCTGACCATTTGCTCCAGTGCCTTAGCAGCGCACTCATGCAGCGTTGCTCACGGGACGATATACACGTTGCTGAACAGGAGGTTTTTTACCCTGGAACTCTGCCGGGCTTGCTGCCTGACGTTCATCAAGCCAACGCTCAACTTCGTCACGGTTCCATGCGCAGCGTTTGTCAGTGATATACCAGCGTTTAGGAAATTCCCCTGCGCGCTCCATACGGTCGATAGTGCTCCATGACAGTGGCACCACCGCCAGGAGTTCCTTCTTACCTAATGCACCTTTCATAAATACCTCTCTTGGTTGCAGTGCGGCGCGTGTGGCGCCGCGGTGGTGGTTACATAGATGTTTCGTTTAATTCTTCCCGACGAACGCTGTAAACGTCGGTGGCTTTTGCCAGCAGTTCGTCATCATCTGAAAGTTTTTGTGCAATGTATTTGTAAGCCTTATTCAGTTCGGAGACAGTGCTGTAATTCATCGCTGCGCTGGTAAAGGCCATCAGCATTTCTTCTGGATCACGGCTATCCGCTTTACGAGTTTGCTCATCAGGCTTTTTCACTGGTTTAGCGTTGATCAGACTGTTCATTCCCGCAGCAGTGGTCGTTTGCGGAGTAATGTCTCGCTCAACGCGCGGTGCCGTTTCCTGTAATTCGTCTGGTGTGTAGACGCCCATGATTACGTCAGGACAGTGCAAGCGAGACCAGCGTTTTGTCGCAAGGTATGCGAGTTGTTGTTTCGGATCACTGGCCCAAAGTGTGGAGTTTCTTACCTGTGCTTGAGACAGCATTAACTCAAGCACTCGAGGTTGATCCTCGCCCTTCATGGTTGCCCATACGCGAACACCGCAGCCTTCTTCGTCTTTTAGAGTCCAGCCTGGTGCGATATATGGATTGCCGTTTTTGGATGTTTTCTCAACAAACTTACCGATCACGCGTTCCCACGGCCCGAACCACTCGTAGTTGATGCGATCTTTTGTTGGCGACATCGTTGAGATAACTGCGTTTACTAATTGGGCTTCATAACCTAGCGTGCCGTTCACAACATGGGTTTTCTGAGCCACGGCAAACGGGTTCATTCCCCACTGCGCAGCCTGCATTGCCACGGCCATGCAATCAGCTGGTTTCCCGGCGAGGTGCGCCGGTACCGTTACGCGGCTTTGCGCCATTACCTCGGCGAATTTCATCAGTTGGTTCAAGCCGTCTGGGCTGAAAATAGTTGCAGCAGTTCCAGCGATTGCTGTGTCTACTGGTGCGTTGATGTTTGCGATGTCGTTGCTCATATGTACATATCCTGTTTGCGTGCCCACTCAGGGCGTTTAATGATTTCCACACCGCCCCATTCATCATTTATGCGGCATTCGTGATAGGTATTCAGATCCCGGCGGAACAGAGCGTGCCCGGCATCGACATCCGGCGCATCCAGCTCGAACACGCGTACCGGATACCGACCACAATCAATGCTTTCGCTCACGGCAAGAAAGAAAAAACCATGCGGCTGACCAGTAACCCTCATTGCGCCTTCGCGGTACATTGCGTCCTGCACGTGGTAGCGGAATTCCTCGATGTGGCGTGCAAAACGGTCCATATCTGCAACCTTTTTCACGTCGACGATCACGTTGTGCTCGTTCAGCCATTTGTCTGGACGAATTCGGCACAACTCCCCCGTCTCTTCATCGTTCCAGTACATTGATGCTTCGCAGTAACCAGGTGCTTCCAGCATCCAGCGTGCCGCCGGGTGAGCCATTGCGCTATCACGCATCAGCTCCAGTTTCCGCCACTGCTCGGCATCAAGTACCGTAATCCCCATATCCGCCACATCACGAAGAAATTCCTCTTCGTCAGCTTTACCTTGTTTCGTCCGACGATCGAATTTCGGTGAAACAATGAAGCGTTTGTCGAACTCTCCAGGCTCCAGAAGCAGACAGTGCAATGCGGTTCCCATATCCAGTGCAGACTTTTTCTCTTCGTCTTCTGGTGCTGCCTGGACCCATTTAAGAAGCGCCGGATTCTTGGCAACCATGTCCAGTTGCGACTTACTCACGCCGTCACCGGCGTGGTAGTCTTCGTTGCTGATGTCGAAATAAATTCCCGGTTTCATGCCGCGTCCCTCTGTCCATCAAGCTGATCCGCCAGATCCCAGCGGGCGATAATTGCCATTGCCTCTCGCCGATAGGCATCCATCAGTTCTTCGAACTCAGGGCTGTCTTTAGCAGCCTCCAGTACTTCCTGACGAACGCCTTTGCCTGTTACAACGTCAAAAGTTGAGGACAGTTGATGAAGTCGGATGCTCTCAATCAGTTCAACTTGTCGGTCATATAGCTGTTCTGACAGGCGGTAGTCCTTGTCGAATGCCAGCATGATTTTTTGAAGATTTTTCTGCTGATTAACGTTCATTATCAGCCCTCCCATATCTCGTTATCGTTGGCTACATCGCGAGCTTCTTTGCTGACGAAAGCCCACTTAATGCCTTCCTGTAAGGTGCGGAACTTCCAGCTCATGAATCCGCATGCAGTAACGCAGTACCAACCGTTGATGATTTTCCACTGCATAACTTGTTACCTCGGTCTGTTACCGTTGAGGTAATAATTATGCGTATCTGGTTTGGTGTCAATAGATATGAGTTAAAAAAATTACCCGTTAGGTAATAGAATAGGCAATAAAAAAGCCGCCATAAGGCGGCTTACTTACTGAAAAATATGATTTTATTGTTTGTTTTTTTCGTTCTGGTTGATGACAAATTCAATGTAACTTTCGATCTTTGCTTTCTCGGTTTCGGGTAACAAAGCGTAGCGCGAGCGGTCATAGTTGATAGTCGCAGGGTCGTGCGGGTGAATCAGTAATTCATAGCCGTGACGCCCGAATGCGGATGCAACATTCTCCAGGGTGGAAATGGAAACGCTGACCTCATTGTTTAACAGGCGGCTGATTGTCACCTGGGCGACGCCGGATGCGCGGTGAAGTTTTCCCTGCGTTGAAAGGTCGCGGCTTTCGCTCATCCAGCGTTCCAGGTTGTGAGCCGCCAGTTGACCAATGTCGCTTGGTCCGACAGGCTGAAAACCTTCCTGAGAAAGCGAGCGATCGATATCAAGCCAGTTACGGGGTTTATTGGCGGCAGCTTCAATTTTTCGCGCAACCTGGTCGCCGATAACCTTCTTGCCAAGAGCCCAGCGGTTTACCAGATTTGCCTGAGTTCCAAGTTTTTCAGCCATCCGCGTCTGAACACCATTGAATTCACGGTCGATCAAGTCGTTGAGATTTTGCCTGCGGACGTCCTGGATACTTTTCATTTTCTGGAAAATCGCCTCATATCTGAATCAGAAGATGATTCAATTTAAAGCAATATTACCCAACAGGTAAATGCACCTCATGGGTAACTATCCTTGATTTTTGTTACCTTATAGGTGAATATTTATTATCTGAAATAAATATCAGGCAATAGCTATGAGCGATAACGGACATTTCGATTTCAAAAAGCACTGGCTTGCACTTACTCCGGATGAGCGTGAAGCCTTCGCACAGGAAGCCGGAACGACGAGTCACTATATCCAGACTCACTTAACAGGTAAGCGCAAAATGCCAGGTAAGGTATTGATGAATGGGCTTTTTAAAGCCTGTAAAACAAGACAATGGCTGCGCTCAAAAGCAGAACTGGCATACTTCTTCTACTCATGATATCCAGCCACAACCCTCTGTAGACCGCCATCCGGCGGTCTTTTCATATCTATTCGTACCTCAAAGGTAATAAAAAACCAAATATGGTTGATCTTTTTTTTGTGTCAGCACAAAATAACCGTAATCCCAATACTAATAACAGGGCTTACCATGGAAATCATTACACGTATTGATGCCGCAAAGCGCGGACTTAAACGCTACTACACCGGAAAAACATGTAAGCACGGACATGACAGTGAACGCTGGGTTTACAACGGACACTGTGTTGAGTGCACCATGGAATCAAACCGTCGCATCAGGGCAGAGATTAAGCAGATCATGATTAATTCCTCCCCACAACACTCAAGCTGATAGCGGAGATTAATCATGAGCAGACATGCAACAGATTGGGCCTGGGAGACAGATCCAGGTAGCTCATCATTAAAGCTCATACTGCTCTCGATGGCTGACAGAGCCGATGAATATAACCTCTGCTACCCCAGCATAGAACGCCTCGTTAAAGACACTTGCCTGAATAAAAAAACCGTGCAGGCCGGGCTTATATCGCTCATGAAAATGGGGCTTATTTCAGATACCGGAGAGAGAAAGGGAGCGACAAAAAGAGTGCGGGTTTTCTCTCTTAATATAACCAAAAACGGGAACATTAAAGGCAACCGTGAGGGTGGCAATGAACCCGAAAACGGTAATGTTACCGAAAAAGGGAATATACCCAAAAACGGGATGTTGAATGATCCCAAAAACGGGATGTTGAATGATCCCAAAAACGGGATCCAGAACCAGTCATATAACCAGTCATTTAACCAAGAGAGGGAGAGCAGGACAAAAAACGGGGATTCTGTGCCTCATGACCCCGGCGCAAACAACGCCGTGATGAATAACTTTATTCCTCCTGGTGGGCTAGGGCAATTAGGCAAATTTGTCATGCATGAACAATGGCAACCATCAGATGACTTTCTTCGGAAAAGCTCATTGCAGGGGATCTACCTGGACAGTCTGCCAACGGCACAGGAACTTGCAGAGTTCAGAATTTACTGGATGGCTGAGGGTAAGGCATACCATCAGGCACAGTGGGAGCAGAAGCTGGCAAGGCGGCTGCAGATTAGCAGACAGAAGCAATCAACATTACCTGATAACAACGTTCCGCACTGGAACAGCCCTGAAGCATGGGAGGATTTCTTGTGAACAACGTTTTTACCGCGATACAAAACCGTGACGGAGAAGCCCTTTCTCGCATGTCAGGTTATGAGCATCAGTACACCAACAATGACAACGTGGTGAACATGTCAGCAGAGAGGCTTGTTGATGCCCTTTTCAAACAGCTGAAACAACTGTTTCCGGCGGCAGTGGTAACCAACCTGAAGACGCCAGAGCAGGAAGTTGCTGCAAAACAGCAGTGGATTGCTGCGTTTGCCGAAGGGGGGATCCGAACCCGTGAACAGGTTTCTGCTGGTATGCGCCACGCCCGCGCCAGTGAGTCTCCGTTCTGGCCGTCGCCAGGGCAATTCATCAAGTGGTGTAAAGACAGCAAGATGGTTCTTGGCGTCACCATTGACGATGTGATGGCGGAGTTTCACCGGTACAGCAAGGAAAAAAGTTTATATCCTGGTGGTCCCGAAAGATTCCCGTGGCGACATCCGGTTATGTACTGGGTCGTATGTGATACCCGCCGTGCAATGTATCAGCGCCAGCTTAGCGAGATTGAGGTTGAGAAACACGCGCGCAGGCTGCTCGATGATTGGGCGAAAAAGGTGGCTTCCGGACAGCAGATACCCGATCCGGTGATCAGCATACAGGCAAAGCCAGAGCCCATGAGTACACCTCCGGACACAGGGAGAGACGTTTACCATCCACCTGGGCGAAGTTTCGGGTGCATGCCTAACGCCGCCACCCTTGGGGGAATAACACCGGCGCAGTGGCTGATGGAGGAATACAGGCGGGGAAAGGCGGCAGGATTTATCAAGTAATACCAGCGCGATAGCGCATTTTTTTACGCTCAAATAATTACCCATCAGGTAATAAAATATTCTAAACTCTATTGATTTCGTGTCTTATGTGGTTTTTAATTACCTCAGAGGTAAATCATGAGAAAACAGATGCAGGCTCTTGGTCGACTCAAAACAGGCCAGATGAACAAAACAGAATCTGCGTATTGCCAGCACCTTGAGTTGCGTAAACGTGCAGGAGAAATCGTCTGGTATCGATTTGAGGGTATCAAGCTGCGGTTAGCTGACAACACGTTCTATACGCCAGATTTTGCTGTGATGCTCGCCACCGGCGAGATGGAACTGCACGAAGTGAAAGGGGGATTCTGGACCGATGACGCCAGAGTGAAAACCAAAGTCGCCGCAGATCAGTATCCGTTCCGAATCATCGGGGTAACGGTTAAGCCAAAGAAAGCAGGTGGTGGCTGGAACATCGAAGAGTTCTGAATCGACGATCTTTTTAGTTATCAATGTAATCAATAAGTTATGTGGATAAGCGAGGGTAAAGATGGAAAGTAATATCAAAGGGTTAGTTGCCGCCGGGCATGAGATGGCTTCGGAACTGAAAGCAGAATGTGGTGCCGTTGATATGCGTAGTGTGGCAAAACTGATCAGCGATTTGGCAACGCAACTGGAAGTGCAACTGGTGCGTGCTAATGCGCTGGCTGCGGAGAATGCGGGGATGAAGTCTGGCGCTATGGACGAAATCAAGGTTATCAACCGTGGAGGGCAGGCATATTGCGTAAAAGATGGAGTGCAAGTTAATCCCATGTATGCAAGAGGGTGGAATGACTATCGCGCAAAGTCTCTGCAATCAGACACCCCAGCCACCGATGCTTTCCTGGCTGAAGTGAAGACTGAAGCACGCAAGGAGGGCGCTTACTTTGTGGCGAACAGAATGCTGGCTGCCTGGGAAGCTGGTTTTATTGATGATACTGCGAAGAACGCCGCGGATATTGCCCGGATGATTCTTACCTCTACTGAGTTTATGGCTAATGCGCCGGAAGGCGATTTTGACCGTTCATTCTCTGATGGCGTTCTCGAAGATATCGCCGAACAGCTTCGTAAAGGAGTCATCCAATGAGCAAGATTGATTATCAAAAGCTTCGTGAAATCGCTGAAAAAACAAAAATTGCTGGTGAAGCACCTGTAATGCCTTTCGATCAGCGAATTAATGCGCTTAACGATTTTATGAAGCACTTTTCGCCAGATATCGCGCTGGCATTGTTGGATGAACGGGAAAGAAACCTGCAATACATCAAAAGCCGCGATCAGGAGAACGAGGATATTGCGCTAACGGTAGGGAAGTTGCGCGTTGAGCTGGAAGGCAAAGACAGCAAAATAGCCAATCTTACCGCCGAACGCGATGCTCTTCGTGAAGGTGAGATGGGCGACGCTAGGCATAGCAACACACGGGCCGCAGCGGATATCTACTTCCAACTAGTCGAGGAGTGCGAAATTCCTGCTGGCGGTTCTCTGGTCGAGTACGTTGACGATATGCGCGAGAAGCTGGAAGCCGCAGAGAAGCGCATTGCAGAACTGGAAGCACGGGAAATATCGCTCCCAGAACGTAGCAGCATGCTTCATCGAACAGATTTTCACGATGATTACCAAACGGTAATGGCATACAAAGTTTCTGAAGTCATCGATGCAATCCGCGCTACTGGCATTCGCATCAAAGGAGACTGATATGGCTATTGCCGCAAGTTACACCATGCATCTCTATTGTGATTGTCGCCAGTGTACGGAAGGTGTATATCCAGTGCCAGACTTCGGTGAGTATATCGGTACGTCATGGTCTGGTTGTGCAAAAGAGGCCCGTAAAGACGGGTGGCGAATAAGCAAAGACAAAACACGTACTTTTGCGCCCGGGCATAAAGTTTTGAGGATTAACACATGACCACTATTACCAAAGAACGTATTGAATTGTTCATTAAAAATCCGCTTGAAAACGGGCTTACTCGTGGCGAACAAATGGAACTGGCACGAATTGCACTGGCATCACTGGAACGCGAACAGATTCGCCACGAGCATGCCAAATGGTCTGACTCCACATTTGGCTGCGTTGGCCCCATTGGTCCACTGAAACACCTCTCAAAAGAGGCACTGGAAGCCGCAGCCGAACCAGACGATCTTAGCGAGTGGGCTGATATGCAGTTTCTGTTGTGGGATGCACAGCGCCGTGCTGGCATCAGCGATGCTGAAATTAACGTTGCTATGGAAGATAAATTGAAGATCAACATGGAGCGCCAGTGGCCTGAGCCAAAAGATGGTGAGCCTCGCTTGCACATTAAAGAACCCGGCAACTCTCCGGTAATTCCGGATGGTTTATCCACGGTATGCGCTGAGGCTTATCAGGTTGTAGGAGTTATGGCAGATGCGCTTGGTGTATTCGGTGATGTAGCAGTACAGAAAGTTCTGGATAACCTGTCACAGCAAAAACTTGTTCACAGAGATGTGCTGCCGTTCTCGCTTCCGGTAACTCCGGATGGTTGGGTTATGGTTCCTAAACAGGTAACGCCGGAAATCAGCAACGCGATAAACGTTGTGGGTCAACGCTGTACATGCGGAAATTGCTCTCAGCGGTTGTGGGATTTATTACTCGACGCCACACAGCAAGGAGTTAACCGTGGCTAACCTGCAACTTATCCTCAAAGGTGAATACTTCGATGCCATGATTCGCGGAGATAAAACGGAAGAGTATCGCCTGTGTAATGACTACTGGAATAAGCGAATTATGTTCCGGGAGTATGACCGACTGATTATCACAAAGGGATATCCGAAGCGCGACGATTCCAGTCGCAGAATAGACGTCCCGTATGAAGGGTATGAAATCAAGACAATCATACATCCACACTTCGGTGATAAACCGGTAAAGGTATACGCGATAAAGGTAAATATTGATGGCTAAATCAGCAGCAGAGCGCAAAGCCGCTCAGAGAGCCAGACAAGCTGCATCTGGTGTGCGTAAGCTGGAGATTGTGCTTGATGCTCAGGAAATTGAAATGCTGGAGCGGAACTGCGCCGCCCGGCGCCCTGGTCGAGATCCCTATGAAATGGCCGAGTACATCGCGCTGCTGATCCGCCAGGATGATGCCCGGGTGCGCGGGCGTATAAAATCGATCAGCAGAAAACGTTGCGGTAAGTGCGGCGAGAGAGTTCCAGTTAATTCATGCCCGTGTAATGGTGACTCGCAATGCTGGGTGACCAAAGGCTGGCATGAAACGAAATTAATAGTGTGACATGTCACGAAGGTGTTATGCCAAAAATACGCTACGACCTTGAAGATATGAGAGATAACTCAGCTAATTTTCCGAAAGAGGTTAAATTTCTCATGCATAAGTATGGTTGCGCCAGGAGGGATATAGTTATCGACAGTCAGCACCCTTGCGGCGAGGATGTAATTTTCATTCGCGGTAAATGGAAAGGGTATCTTGACGAGAGTTTTTACGATGAATTTGATGGACTTTGAATACTGCCGCCAACTATGGCGGCTTTATTTTGCATGGTACTATTACCACAACGGTAACTATTACCACGGTGGTTATGATGCCTGCTGAACCTAAAACCTATAAACGCAAATCAACGCAATTTAAGCCACTAACAGCAATGCAGGAGGCTTATTGCCAGTCATACATCAAAACGCCTGAAAATCAGACTCAGGCTGCGATTAACGCAGGATTCTCCCCAAATACAGCGGCAGTTAAAGCCAGTGTCATGATGCGCGATGAACGCATTCAGAAACGGATTGCCGAGTTGATGGAGGAGCGCAACAAACGAATGCGCGTCAGTGCTGATTACGTTCTCATGCGCCTGGTGGAGATCGACCAGATGGACGTGATCGACATCCTCAACGACGATGGGAGCCTTAAGCCAATCCGCGAGTGGCCGAAAATCTGGCGCACTACGCTTAGCGGCTTTGATCTGTCATCGACCATCATGAACATGAACGAGGATTCGATAGAGACAATCCTCAAAAAAATTAAATGGCCTGACAAGGTGAAGAACCTTGAGCTGATTGGTAAGCATGTTGATGTCAACGCATTCAAAGAACGTCTGGATGTTAATGTGAATGTGACAATTGCTGATCGCATAGCAGCAGCCAGGAAGCGACTCAAAGAACGTCAGGATGGTAATCAGTGACAGATACAGCGTTATCTCCTGAAGAGCAGTTAATCGAGGATATTGCAGGGTTCACTCACGATCCGCTTGGCTATGCCCTCTATGCGTTCCCGTGGGGGGAAGATGGGACTGAACTGGCACATGCCACCGGTCCACGTCAGTGGCAGGCTGATGCGTTCCGAGAGATACGTGATCACCTGCAGAATCCAGAGACGCGCTATCAGCCGCTTATGCTGGCACGCGCTTCGGGTCACGGTATTGGTAAATCCGCATTCATCTCAATGCTGATCAACTGGGGCATGTCCACTTGCGAGGATTGTAAGGTTGTGGTGACCGCCAACACCGACAACCAGCTACGAACGAAGACCTGGCCGGAAATTATCAAGTGGTCGAACCTTGCTATCACGAAAGACTGGTTTACCTGTACCGCTACCGCGATGTACAGCAATGATCCTGGACACGACAAGCGGTGGCGAGCTGACGCAATACCCTGGTCTGAGCACAACACTGAGGCATTCGCCGGACTACACAACGAGCGCAAACGCATCATCGTGGTATTCGATGAAGCGTCGAACATTGCGGATCTGGTGTGGGAAGTTGCCGAGGGTGCGCTAACGGACGAAGACACTGAGATTATCTGGGTGGCGTTCGGAAACCCGACGCGTAATACCGGACGTTTCCGCGAATGTTTCCGCAAATATAAACACCGCTGGAAAACTGCGCAGATTGACAGCCGGACGGTGGAAGGCACCAACAAACAGCAGTTGCAGAAATGGGTTGATGACTACGGGGAAGACAGCGACTTCGTTAAAATCCGTGTGCGCGGCATATTCCCGGATGCATCTGAATTGCAGTTTATCCCTACCGGACTTACTGACGAGGCAATGAAACGGGTGGTCACCGCTGCGCAGGTTGCACATGCTCCGGTGATAATCGGCGTTGACCCGGCATACTCAGGCGTTGATGACGCTGTGATATACCTGCGGCAGGGGCTGCACAGTAAGGTGCTGTGGACTGGCAACAAGACCACTGACGATCTGATTATGGCGAAGCGTATCGCTGACTTTGAAGACCAGTACCAGGCTGACGCAGTGTTCATCGACTTCGGTTACGGAACTGGTCTGAAGTCAATCGGTGACGGCTGGGGTCGTACATGGCAACTTGTTCCGTTCGGTGGCGCGTCTACTGACCCGCAGATGCTCAACAAGCGTGGGGAGATGTTCAACTCATGTAAGACATGGCTGAGGCTGGGCGGCATGCTGGATGACCAGGAAACTGCAGACGACCTGTCGGCGGCAGAGTACAAAGTTCGAGTGGACGGTAAAATCGTTATCGAACCGAAGGAAGATATCAAAGAGCGACTTGGGCGTTCGCCGGGTAAAGGCGATGCGCTGCTGCTGACGTTTGCTTTCCCGGTGTCGAAGCGCCTGCGACTTCCCTGGCAGCAGAACCAGCAAGGCAAGGCCATCACAGATTATGACCCGTATGCTTAATCCGCTGGTGGGGATAATGTCGTTGATATCCTCTGATGAGGATAAAACAAAGCCAGCTCATCGGCTGGCTGTTTGTGACATGTCAATGTGTTATTGCTCGCTTAACTTCTGCTTCAGCAAGTAACCTTCAAGCATCCAGATTTTGTTTACAGCATTCTGCCGGGCAATCTTCCGACCAATTTCTGCATCAAAATTTTCCGGACTTGCACAGGCACTCTCTCCGGTGACAGTGAAGCCATTCTTCAGCACCAGTACGCAGAATGTCAGCAGCTCCAGCTCGTCAGGCTGGTCTGGGATTTTTACGCTGTATGTTTCGCTTCTCTGCACATGAGCAAAGCGAGCACCATCAGCGGCCGTAAAGTAATGTTCGCTGGCGATTATGCTGGCAATGTGTTCAGGAGTAACGCGAGCCGCCGTCTTACCCTTGGCTGCGATTTCTTTTTCGATTTACTGGTCGTTCATAATCTCACCTTAAAAAAATGCCCGGCGAACCGGGCGAACTGGAAGCAATGAGTTATGCCTTCCGTGGCTGTACTGGTTTACAGCATGAAGTCATCGCAATGGCGTCCTGCTGTAAAAAGGGCGGTGATAGTCCTTCAAGGGAAACCATCACCGCCAAGCCCCTGGAACTTCTGGCATCACGGTCCTTAGGCGTGATTCTGGCGTGGCATGCAGGATTCGAACCTGCGACCAACCGCTTAGAAGGCGGTTGCTCTGTCCAACTGAGCTAATGCCACAACGCTGAGAGCACTTAGCCTGTTAAGGCGCCACACTTTGTCGCGGCTCCATAAATGCTCTCATCGTTGTACCCTCGTCTCTTCCGAGGCGTCACACCGAATCGCCGGGATGGTGAATCCCCGTGCGCGGAATAAAACCGCTCGACTTGCACATTCCGGCTACCTGGTTCGTTTGCCCGAGCAAGGGAGGGTGCCCCTTAAACGTATCCAGACCGCTATCGGCGCATGTGCCATACGCCGTACTGCTCAAAATAAAAGCTCACTCCACCTGTTCAATTTAACGACAAGCCAGTCAGGTTAGTAACCGGAATGAACTCTTTGGTTACCTGAAAGGTAATAATTTGTGCGTTAAATGTCAACCATCTACGATAAATAAATCATATGTGGTTAAATTGGTAATAATTTAATTGCGTACGGAGTCATTGATATGTGCATGGGTAGCTCACCATCAGTGCCTGCAACACCAGAAGTTCAGGCAGCACCACAGGAGCAGGATGCCGCCGTTGTTGATGCCCGCGACGAAGAAACTCGTCGCCGTCGCGCTGCTGCTGGTCGTAGTTCTACGCTGCTTACCGGTTCTCAGGGTGACACATCAACCGCTAATACCAGCGGTAAAACGCTGCTTGGTCAGTAACCGGAGTCATTGAAATGGCGGAAACAACTAAAGAGCGATTGAACAAACAGTTCGCACAACTTGAAAGCGAGCGTCAGTCGTTCGAGCCGCACTGGCGCGAGTTGAGTGATTACATCAACCCGCGTGGTTCCCGCTTTCTGACTTCTGAGGTCAACCGTAACGATCGACGCAATACACGCATTATTGATTCGACCGGGACTATGGCGGCGCGCACTCTCGCCAGCGGCATGATGTCAGGCATCACAAGCCCAGCGCGTCCGTGGTTTCGCCTGGCTACGCCAGATCCTGAAATGATGGATTATGGCCCTGTTAAGTTGTGGCTTGAGGCGGTGCAGAACCGCATGAACGATATGTTCAATAAGTCGAATCTCTACCAGTCTCTTCCGCAGTTATACGGAAGCCTCGGCACATACAGCACTGGTGCAATGGCGGTGCTGGAGGATGACGAGGACATCATTCGCACAATGCCATTCCCGATAGGCAGTTACTACCTGGCTAACTCACCTCGTGGCAGTGTGGACACCTGTTTTCGCAAGTTCTCTATGACTGTTCGTCAGCTTGTTCAGGAGTTCGGGCTAAATAACGTCAGCGAATCCGTAAAAAGCATGTGGGAAAGCGGCACCTACGAGAAGTGGATTGACGTGATGCATTCGGTTTACCCGAACATTGACCGCGATACATCGAAGCTGGATAGCAAGAACAAGCCATTCAAATCGGTTTATTACGAGGTTGGTGGCGATAACGACAAGTTGTTGCGTGAGTCCGGATTTGATGAGTTTCCAATTATGGCTCCGCGCTGGGAAGTTAATGGCGAAGATGTTTATGGATCATCATGCCCGGGTATGCTGGCGCTTGGACCTGTTAAGGCATTGCAGCTTCTCCAGAAGCGCAAGTCGCAGTTGATTGATAAAGCCACCAATCCGCCGATGGTTGCTCCGAATTCCCTCAAGAATCAGCGCGCCTCCCTTCTTCCTGGCGACATCACGTATATCGATCAGATTACTGGTCAGGATGGTTTCAGGCCTGCTTATCTGGTTAACCCCAGTACAGCAGATCTGGTAGCAGACATTCAGGACACTCGTCAAATCATTAACAGCGCCTACTTTGTCGATCTGTTCATGATGTTGCAGAACATCAATACCCGCTCGATGCCTGTTGAAGCGGTGATCGAAATGAAAGAAGAAAAACTTCTGATGTTGGGGCCGGTTCTGGAGCGTCTGAACGACGAATGTCTTAACCCTCTCATTGACCGCGCTTTCTCGATGATGGTGCGTAAAAACATGCTGCCGCCACCGCCTGACGCGATGGAAGGTATGCCCCTGAAGGTCGAATACATTTCCGTCATGGCTCAGGCGCAGAAGTCTATCGGCCTGTCCAGTCTGGCGTCCACGGTTAACTTCATTGGTCAACTTGCGCAAGCGAAACCAGAAGCTCTCGACAAACTCAACGTTGATCAGGCGATCGATGCATTCGCTGATATGTCCGGAGTGTCTCCAACCGTCATTGTTCCGCAGGAACAGGTTGAGCAGGCTCGCCAGCAACGGGCACAGCAACAACAGCAGCAACAAATGATGGCGATGGGGATGGCGGCGGCACAGGGTGCCAAGACGCTAAGCGAAGCTAAAACTTCGGATCCGAGTGTTTTGTCAGCTATGGCGAATGCAGTTAGTGGTCAGGGTGGGCAATCACAATGACAGATTACGAAGATGATCAACTGAAAGAAGAAAACGCCCGTAAGCAACGTGACATGGCACAGCGTGAAATTGATGACATTCGCTTTGTCATGAGCAGTGAACAGGGGCGTCGCGTTGTCTGGTCGGTGCTGGAGAAAGGCCGTGTGTTTTCCGCTATCTCACCGATGGACGCTATGGCAATGGCATTTAATGAGGGGCAACGCAATCTGGCGCTGGAACTGTTTCAGCGCGTTATGGCGCATTGCCCTGAACAGTATTTGAAGATGGCCAAAGAGGCCAGTGAACAGGAGTGATCATGAATTTATTTGAGCGTTTGCTGTATCGCCGTCTTTGCAATGAGCAACCAGTCGATGGTGGAGCAGCTCCGGCTGCGTCAGAACCGTCAGCGCCTGCAGGTGATAACCCTGCTCCAGTTGGTGATCCATCACAACAAGAAGGTGATAAGCCGCAACCTGTTGCTGATGGCGATAAACCTGCTGATGACAAAAAGCCTGAAAGCGATAAGCAGGGTGAAAAAAAGGACGGCGATAAACCGGATGGTGCGCCGGAGAAGTACGAGTTTCAGGCTGCCGAAGGCGTAGAGCTGGATACAGAAGCGTTAAAGGAATTCGAGCCGGTGGCGCGAGAACTAAACCTGACCAACGAGCAAGCGCAAAAGCTGGTTGATGCTTATCCGAAGATTCTGGCAGGTGTTCAGCAGCGCCAGGCAGAAGCCTGGCAGAAAACAACCGAGCAGTGGGCTGCGGATGTAAAAGCTGACAAAGAAATCGGTGGCGACAAGTTGATTTCTAACCTTAGCTCCGCACAGCGTGCGCTTGACCAGTTCGGGACACCTGAACTCAAAGAATATCTGAACACCACCGGGCTGGGTAATCACCCTGATCTGGTCAAAACGTTCGTGAAAATCGGAAAGGCGATGTCTGAAGATGGCATGGTCACCGGTGGTAATGAAGGCCAGCGTAGTGCGGCCGAAGTGCTCTATGGCAAATAAGAGAGGAGATAACAATGGTTAAAGGCTTAACTGCGCTAACGCTGGCTGACTGGGGTAAGCGCGTCGATCCAAATGGGAAAGTCGATAAGATTATCGAGCTTCTCAATCAAACTAACCCAATTCTTCAGGATATGCCTTTTGTTGAAGGAAACCTTCCTACCGGACACCGAACCACCATTCGTTCTGGTTTACCTTCTGCTACCTGGCGTTTGCTGAACTATGGCGTACAGCCAAGCAAATCAACCACGGTGCAGGTCACCGATTCCGTTGGCATGCTGGAAACCTATGCTGAAGTCGATAAGTCACTGGCTGATCTGAACGGCAATACCGCCGAATTCCGCCTGTCTGAAGACCGCGCATTTATTGAAGCGATGAATCAGCAGATGGCGCAGACGCTGTTTTATGGTGATTCCAGCGTTAACCCTCAGCAGTTTATGGGACTGTCCTCCCGCTATTCCAGCCTGTCTGCGGGTAATGCTCAGAACATCATTGATGCTGGTGGCACGGGTACAGATAACACCTCAATCTGGTTAGTGGTGTGGGGCGAAAACACCGTGCATGGCATCTTCCCGAAAGGGCAGAAGGCTGGCATCCAGATGGAAGATAAAGGCCAGGTGACACTGGAAGATGCTAATGGCGGCAAGTACGAAGGCTATCGCACCCATTACAAATGGGATAACGGACTTGCTCTGCGTGACTGGCGTTATGTTGTTCGCATTGCAAACATCGATGTCAGCAATCTTTCAGAACCTTCCTCTGCCGCAAATATTGCGAAGTTGATGGTTAAAGCACTGCATCGCATTCCGAACCGTGGCATGGGGCGCCCGGTGTTCTACATGAACCGCACTGTAGGCCAGGCTCTTGATTTGCAGTCTCTGGAGAAAACATCTCTGGCGATCAGCGTAAAAGAGACTGAAGGCGAGTGGTGGACGTCATTCCGTGGTGTACCAATCCGTGAAACTGATGCGCTTCTGGAAACAGAAGCCCGCGTGGTGTAACGCCTGTTATTAACCTGTGGGTCGTAACAGACCCACTAATGGAGAAAGAAGATGATCACCGACAAACTGTTGATGTTCTCCGAAGCACAGGCGGTAACTGATACCGCGGCTTCTACTGACGTAATCGATCTCGGTCCAATTGACGGAAAACGTCGTGATATCGGCGTGGGTTACCCGCTTGAGTTTTGGGCGCTGGTTAACACAGCCGCCGCAGCAAGCGGTGATGCAACTGTAAACATCCAGTTGCAGACGAGTGAGGATAACAGCTCATGGACCACTATTTATGATAGTGGTGCACTGGCAAAGACCACCCTGACAGCAGGTAAACGAGTTGTTTCTGCAAAGGTGCCTGCCGGTGTTCAGCGATATCTGCGTGTTAACTACTCCGTCGCAACTGGCCCACTAACGGCTGGCGAATTCACTGCTGGTATCAGTCTTGATGTTGATGCCAATACGCCGTATCCGATCCGCTCAAAAGTAACTGGTTAAGGTGATATCGATGTCAGGTGAGAAACCAAGATACCGCGTTCTGCGCCTCTCTCATATCCATAACACTCTGTGGCCGGAGGGGGCAGAAATCGAATACGAAGGTGAGCCTGGTAGCGCACTGGAACCTGTTAACGATGCAGCCAGACAGGAAAAAGCAAAAGTTGCAGGAAAGGTGTCAATGGCAGCAACCAGCACCAAAATCATCAACGATGTGTCAGATGATGGTGAACTGGATAAGCTCCGTGAAGAGTACGAATTGCTCTTTAACGAGAAGCCACACCATAACGCCAAAGCCGAAACGCTCCGCGAGAAGATCGCAGATAAGCGTAAAGAACTGGGCGTGTAAGCCTCGCGAATCAGACAAGGGGCTTCGGCCCCTTTATTGCAGGAGTGTATATGGAACTCGTAAACCTCAAAACCGGCACTGACAGCTACCAGGATGAGAGCGGAGAAACCAGAACTCGCGATGAATACCCGTGGGGGCTGTGCATCACGCTGAATAACGACACATTGAATAAGCTGAAGGCGCAACCTCAGGGCGTCGGAACAGAAGTGATGATAACTGCAAAGGCTGTTATTCGAGGCCTGTCTGCCAGAGAAACTGACGATGGTGTTAATCGCAGCGCCGATCTGCAGATCACTGATATGGCAATCGCTCCTGTTTCCGGTGATGTAGAAAAATCAGCGGCTGAAACCCTCTACGGTAACGGGGGTGAGTGATGTCCTCTGTAGTAGAGATCTGTAATCGTGCGCTGTCCAATATTGGCAACAGCCGCAGCATTAACAGCCTGACGGAAGCCAGCAAGGAAGCAGGGGAATGTTCGCTGCACTTTGAGGCCTGCCGTGATGCTGTGCTTTCTGATTTTGACTGGAACTTTGCTACCAAACGCGTGGCGCTTGCAGATACGAACAATCCACCGCCTGACTGGGAATATGCGTACCAGTACCCGTCCGATTGTCTGCGCATTACTGAAATTATGCTTCCTGGTGTACGCAATCCAACAGCAGCAATGCGCGTTCAGTACGAAGTTGGTGCAGACACCAACGGAACAGGAAAGTTGATCTACACAGACCAGCCGCAGGCATGGCTCAAGTATGTCTCTCGCGTTTCAGATGTGAACATGTTTGATGCCATTTTTATGGAGGCGTTGGCCTGGCGTCTTGCGGCAGCTATTAACATGGCGCTGACTGGGAATGCAGACCTCGGTACGTTTGCCCTCAATATGTACAATCGCGTGATTCTTAGTGCTGGCTCGCATAGCCAGAATGAATCACAGGAACCACAGCCACCGGTTGACGAGTTTACCATTGCGAGGTTGTCCTGATGGCTATCAGTTGGATCCAGCCCAGCTTTGCCGGTGGTGAGATTGGACCGTCGTTGTACGGTCGTATCGACATGGCGAAGTACCAGGTGGCATTGCGCAAGTGCGATAACTTTATCGTGCGGCAGTATGGCGGCGTTGAGAATCGACCTGGTACGCGTTTTGTCGGTGCCGCCAAATACCCAAATCGGAAATGCCGCCTGATACCGTTCCAGTTCTCGACGGTTCAGACTTATGCTCTGGAGTTCGGACACCAGTACATGCGCGTTATCAAAGATGGTGCGTTGGTGCTGAACAGCAGCAATGTTATTTATGAAATTGCCACGCCATATACTGAAGCCGATCTGTTCCGAATTAAATTCACGCAAAGCGCAGACGTGCTTACGCTTGTTCATCCGGCATACCCGCCGAAAGAGTTGCGTCGCTATGCGCATGACAACTGGCAACTGGTTGATGTGGTAACGAAGAACGGGCCATTTGAAGATATCAATATTGACGAGTCAGTGACGGTTTATGCCAGCGCCAGCACCGGGACAATTACGTTAACGGCAAGCGCCTCTATTTTTGGCGCGGAGCAGGTAGGCAAATTGTTCTATCTGGAACAGCCTGCAGTGGATTCAGTGCCGGTATGGGAAACCAGTAAGAGTACGTCGATTGGCGATATTCGCCGTGCAGACAGTAACTACTATCGCGCCGTTACAGCAGGCAAAACAGGCACTTTGCGCCCTTCGCATACAGAAGGCACATCATGGGATGGCTGGGGTGGATCGGGTGATGATGATACTGGCATTGAGTGGGAGTATCTGCACAGTGGTTTTGGCATTGCCCGTATAACTGCTGTAAATGGCACTACTGCAACAGCTGAGGTGATTTCCTATATCCCTTCGCAGGTCGTTGGCGAGGATAATGCCAGCTATAAATGGGCTAAATATGCCTGGAACAGTGTTAATGGTTATCCTGGCACTGTTGTTTATTATCAACAACGTCTTTACTTCGCCGCATCGACTGCGTTCCCTCAGACTATCTGGGCCAGCCGTACTGGGGATTATAAGGATTTTGGCAAAAGCAATCCTACGCAGGATGATGACAGAATTATCTACACCTATGCCGGGCGTCAGGTTAATGAGATCCGTCACCTGATTGATGTTGGTTCGCTGGTGGCGCTGACTTCCGGAGGTGAGTACGTCATCACCGGCGACCAGAACAAAGTGTTAACCCCATCATCATTTGCATTCAGCTCTCAGGGATCAAATGGCTCAAGCAACGTCCCGCCAATTGCCGTGGCGAATATTGCTTTGTTCGTCCAGGAGAAAGGCAGCGTTGTCCGTGATCTGGCCTACTCATTCGATGTTGACGGCTATCAGGGGAACGACCTGACCATCCTTGCCAATCATCTTTTTCAGAAGCACAGCATTGTTGACTGGTGCTTCTCGATTGTCCCTTACTCCAGTGCCTTCTGCATTCGTGATGACGGTAAATTACTCGTGATGACCTATTTGCGTGATCAGCAGGTTTTTGCATGGGCACCACAGTCCAGTACCGGAAAATATGAAAGCACATGCAGTATCAGCGAAGGAAATGAAGATGCGGTGTATTTCGTCGTTAACCGAACCGTTAACGGGCAAACAGTGAGATACATCGAGCGGCTGTCCAGCCGTTTATTTACCAGCGATGAAGATGCTTTCTTTGTTGATTCTGGCCTTAGCTATGATGGAAGAAATACGTCTGACAGAACGATGACCATCACTGGTGGTTCTGGTGAATGGGATTACCGTGCGGAATATACAATCAGTGTTTCTGGTGGTGCGTACTTCACCAGTAGTGATGTCGGCGCACAACTACAGTTCCCTTATACCGGAACTGTTCCTGATGCTGGCGATGAAGTGTCAAAAGAATTACGTTGCGACATTATTTCTGTAACCAGCAATACCGCTGTAGTGGTTCGTGCCAACAGGAACGTCCCGCCACCCCTCAGGAATGCGGCCACCACGAACTGGCAGATGGCGCGCCGGACATTTGGCGGCTTGTCTCATCTTGAAGGCCAGACCGTAAACATCCTCTCTGATGCGAACGTGGAACCACAAAAAGTGGTTTCCGGAGGTGCCGTCACGCTGGAATCACCGGGGGCTGTTGTGCACATCGGCCTGCCAATAACTGCTGAATTCGAAACACTGGATATCAACATTAACGGACAGGAAACGCTGCTGGACAAAAAACAGGTGATCCCGTCCGTTACTCTGGTTGTGAATGCCAGTCGCGGCATCTGGGCGACTACGCCCGGCGGTAAATGGTACGAATATCCACAGCGTGAATTCGAGTTCTACGATGATCCTGTTGATGATGCTACCGGAAAAGTAGAAGTGAAACTGGACAGTAACTGGGGCAAAAACGGGCGTGTAAAAATCCGTCAGCTTGACCCGTTGCCGCTGTCTGTTCTTGCCGTTATTCCTCGCCTTACTGTTGGGGGATTCTGATGATCGATGTTCAAATTATTCCCGCTACCGAAGAGCATCTTCAGATGATTTTGCCGGATGTTCGTCAGGCTGATATTGACGAACTGTATGCGGTATCGCTGATGACTACCGAAGATGCGCTGCGCGTTGGTCTTCGCACTGCGACTATGGCCTGGTCAGGGTTCGCGAACGGAGAACTGGTAACCATGTTTGGTGTATCTCCGGCGTCAATGATCGGTGGCAATGGTACGCCCTGGCTGGTAGGAACCAGCCGTATTGAAAAATATCAGAAGACATTTCTGCGCCACTGCCGCCCTGTATTGCAGCAGATGCTGGCAGTTTATCCGCGCCTGGAAAACTACGTCGACGAGCGAAACCATGTTGCCAAAGCATGGCTGCACTGGCTTGGGTTCAGGCTTGAAGAAGCCGCGCCTTATGGTGCTCTTGGTCTTAATTTCCACAGATTTCACATGGAGAGAAAATAATGTGCGATCCGGTTATTGCTGGTGGCGCAATGCTCGCCATGAGTGGCATTCAGGCATACACCCAGTACCAACAGGGAAAGTATGCCTCGAAGGTTGCAGAAGCGAACGCAGATATAGCCACAGCTCAGGCAAATGATGCAATAAACAGAGGTAACGCTGAAGCTGAGCAACGACGCAGAGAGACCCGACAGCGGCTTGGTACACAGGCGGCGACAATGGGGGCTACCGGCGCTGATTTATCTACAGGTAACGCGCTGGATATATTTGGCGACACTGCCCAGTTTGGCGCTCTTGATTCGCTGACGACGGTGAATAACGCGCAACGCGAGGCTTACGGTTATCAGGTTCAGGCTGCCAACTATAAAGCAGAAGCCAGTTCAGCCCGTAAACAGGGGAATGTGGGAGCAGCAACAACATTGCTCACTGCGCCTCTGAAGGCATACGGTGCGTACCAGATGTTTGGTGGGACGTGGAGTCCGTTTACTCAAAGCACTCCTGCGCCAATCGGGGCAGCAGCAGGAACCAGATTACCCGGAGGATTATAATGCCAGTCGTACCAACAGTATCCGGACGTCAGGTGCAAAGTCGTGGTGTGCAAACCGGTGGTTTTCAGATCTTCGATGTTCCTCAAGCAGGTCAGGTGCTGGCGAATGTCGCAGATCAGTATGCGGTGGCATATGGTGAAGCCAGGCAGAAAGCGAATGTTGCTATGTCCCAGGAGGCGTTACTGCAATTTAACCAATTTGCAGATGACCAGATTAACAACCCTGAAAGTGGGCTGATTTCTAAACAGGGTAAAAACGCTCTTGGTCAGAGTGACGCTGTTATGAAAAATATGCAGGAAAGGGCTCAGGCATTATTAGGCTCAATTCCTGAAAGTGAGGAAAGGAATAAATTATCCTTTCAACTCCAGCAGTCTATGCAGTCTTATTACAATCAGGCACGTCGATATGAAGTTGGGCAGTTTCAGCAATTCCAAGATCAAACGTATTTGTCAGGAAATGCATTGGCTGTCACTCAGTCTGCGGGGCTATATAGCGATAACCAAGCATTTGTCGATTTAGCCAAGCAGCGATTTGAATCTATTGATCAATACGCTGATGCGCATGGGCTTCCTGATGAGTGGCGTGTTCAGCAGAAAACTCAGCTCAAGGAACAAATGGGGCAGCAAGCATGGATAGGAAATATCGCTCAAAAATACAACGAGTTTCTTCAGGTTAATGGAGAGCCAGGGGATCTTGATGGTGTGAGTCGTGCAATATCACATGGTAATTCATTGGATGCTCGTGGTTTACGTAATAATAACCCTGGTAATATTGAAGCGAGCAAATCTAACCCGTGGGAAGGTCAGATCGGTAGCGATGGACGTTTTGCAACGTTTGCTACCCCTGAGCATGGAATCCGCGCGTTGGGTAAAAATATGTTGTCTTACCAGCGTCAAGGCTATGACACCGTTAGCGAGATTGTTAATCGCTATGCTCCGGCTAGTGATGGTAATAATACTGATGCTTATATTAGGGCATTGTGTGGTGAGCTTGGTGTTGGGGAGAATGATCAGCTTGATATCTCTAGCCCAAAGACACTAGCTGCTTTATGTGCTGGGATTATTAAACACGAAAATGGCAGTATGCCTTATAGCACCGAACAGCTTGAAACTGGTATCTCGGCAGCCCTTGGTCTAACTAACCTTGATTCACCTAAGCGTTATACGGGCAATGCGGCATTTGATGCTATGAGCCCTCAAATGCAAATACAGGCATTGAGGCAGGCTAATGAGCTGAGAAATCAGTACCGCCAGCAGTATGCGGACCAGCTTAGCACCGTAGTTAAAGATGCATATTCAGCCCTTGATGAAGGATTGAAACCTGAGAAGTTACCTTCTGAGGACGATTTTATCCGGGCCAATGGTCCGCGCATTGGCGCTATGAAGTGGAAGGATATGCAGGCGCAGATACAATATGGAGGTGTCATTGGTGCCGCTAAAGACCTCACTCCAGAAGGACGACAAGACATTCTTGAACGTTTACGTCCACAGGATCCAAATGCTCCTGGATTTGCAGCTAACCAGCAACGCTGGGAGAAAATGCAGGCCAAATTTAAAGAGATGGATAGGGAGTGGGAGATTCAGCAGGGAAGAAACAGGTTCGTGTCTTCAATGCAAAATAACTTCCCGCTGGACCCGAACGACAAAAACAATCAGGCAGCGGTAGACCGTTATTTCGCGCAGGATATCGCGCCTTCGTTTTCCATATCTGATCCGCAGAGCATCAATACACTGGTCACCGTCACAACTAAAAGCGGCATGATACCAACTCAGGTTAAAACAATGCTTAACAGTGGAGCAACATCAAGAGATCCTGCGCTGGTTGTCCCGATGGCAAAATTCTACGGTCAGTTATTCGATAATAATCCGGCGGCAGCGGCAACACTTGATAAAAGTACGATGGCATTTTACGGCAAGGTTTACGATTATTCCCGCGCTGGCGTGCCGGAGGATAAGGCTGTTGATATGGCTTACAGCCAGGTGTTCCAACAGGATGACCGAATGAAACAGATGCTTTCCACTGCCATGCGAGACAAAAAATATGTCGCGGCGAGGGCAACTGCTGCACAAAATAACGCCAGCAGTCTGACTTCCTTTGGTTCGTGGTCTCCGGATATTACCGATCCAGGAAAATCAAATGCGGCCTATCAGCGAGATTACCAGACAATTTACGATGCTAACTTTGTACAGACAGGTGGCGATGCAGAACAGGCTGAGAAAATGACCAATGCCATGATCAGAACCACCTGGGGAGTTTCTACGGTTAATGGCAAAGCAGAGGTTATGAAGTATGCACCTGAGGCATTGTACGGAGTAAATAATGGTGCTGGTAACTGGATACAGGGGCAGTGGGAGCAGGAAAAACGCGAGCTTAAATCAAAATCCTTTGGCGGTCCTCGCAGTGATACGGACTTAATACTTGTTTCTGATGGCCTTACGGCAAGGGATAGGAGTTATGCTGTTATGGTTTTACAGCCTGACGCAAACGGAGCGATAGAACCGAGAAATTATATTGGAGAAAATGGTCTCCCTGTTCGTTTCAAGCCGGATCAGCTGACATCTCCAATGTACAGGCAAACCATTCAGTTCCAGCAACAGCGTGTTGATGAGGCTAGAGTGCGGAGAGAAGGCAATCCGCTGCCGCAGTTCAGCAATAAAGATGGATATACTCCTCCAGATCTGACCAAACCATTCGGTTATGGTTCAGCCAATTACCTTCCGAGCAATATATACGCAGGGGGCAAATAATGCCGATATATGAACAGGATCCTAAAGAGTTGCTTGGCGAGGATATTCAGCAAATAGCAGCACCTGATGACAGTAATTTCTATATGGAAACACCTTCTTTGCTTTCTGCTGTGAACCCATTTACCAGTGATCAACGCGTTCAAAGGTCTAGACAAGCAGCATTTCGTATAGATAACACGCTGGGTAGCTTTATTGCCAGTGCTCCTTTCAGTCAGTTTGACAGGGTTGAAGGATATAACCCATTTGATAACGATGCAGCAGATATTAAAGGCTATGAAGATTTTGCAGATTCGTTTATCAACTCCGGTTCGCATGAAGAAACAATGGCAATTAAACATCGAATCGATAAGCAAAGAACAGATAGAGAATATCTATCTGAAATGGGTGGTGCTGGTACTATTTCAAGCTTAGCAATGGGAATGATAGACCCGGTTAATGTGGCTGCAATGTTTATCCCTGTAGGGGCGGTAGCGCGTGGAGGAAGTATTGCTGAGACGGCAGGGCGTTTTGCCCTGGCGAATGCTGCTGGTGGGGGAGTATCAGAAGCCGCATTACAGGCCACTCAGGAAGCTCGCTCACCGATGGAGAGCGTATCGAACGTTGTTGTTGATGCTCTCGTTGGTGGGATCCTTGGTGCTGGTGCACAGCTACTTGCTGGACCTAGCGCGCGCGAGGCAGTGGTTAACTCAGTAGGTAATCATTTGCGAGGTATGGATTCTCCTCAAAGCATTGGTGCAGCTCAGGTTTTCAATACCACACTCGATCAGGAACAGCTCGCTGGACTTGGACTTGCTAACAAAACGTTGAGTGTCACTCCTGCTGGCCGCTTGGCTCAATCACCATCTCTTGTCTCCCGTCAGATTAACCAGCAGCTTGCCGAAAATAACTATTTCTTCGCCAAAAATGATGAGGGGTTGGCTACGTTTACGGCAGTCGAGACTAAGATTAAGCAATACGACGCCATGCTTTATAAGCAGATGGAAGCCACTCGTGATGCTTACCAGCAGTACAGCAAATCTGTTAGCGCCCGCGGCGTGAAGAGGATGAACTTTATTGATTTCAATGAAGCTGTTGGCATGGCTATGCGCCGTGGTGATCAGAGTGATATTCCTGAGGTTTCACAAGCAGCCGCCAGAATCCGCCCCATTTTCGAGACCACAAAAGCCCGTATGCAGGAACTGGGGATCCTTCCTGAGGATATCGATGTCGTGACGGCGAAAAGTTATCTTCCCCGCATTTATAAGTTCGATAAGATACTTTCCGACCGCACTGAATTCAGAGGGCGAATTGCCAACTGGATACAAGGGATTAGTGCCAAAGGTGCTGACAAAGCAGGTCAGCGAATTGAAAGGATAAATTCATTGCTAAAAACTGCAGAGGAATCGGCACCGCGCGCTGATGCTCTCGCTAGTGAAATCGCTGAAGCGGAGAAATGGTCTGGTAAAAAAATTCTACTCATGGAAGAACTGGATAAACGAAATAAGCTTATATCTCAGGAGACTGACACACAGGCGCGTCTTACAAGAATAGAAAAAGAGTTGGCCGAGACTTCATCAGAAAAACTTCAGGCAAGAATGATGAAAGAAAGCTCTGACCTTAAAACACGCCTTGATGATATAGCGCAGGCAAAGAGTGAGCTTCCTGTCTATCAGCGCCATATGGAGTTGCTGGATAATCCACGGAAATATCGTTCTGAGCTTCGCCGACTGCAAAAACGGGCAAATTCAACCACAAGGCTGAATGCAAGCCGCGAACGAGCACTGAAGCAGATGGAGCCTCTATCCCGAGAGGAAGCAGAGGACGCTGCTGACGAGATCGTGAATAAAATAATAGGCGCACCTTCCGGGCTTGTACCAGCCGATATTATCCCAGAGAGACTCGTTGGTCGGGCTGGTTTCACTAAAAGCAGAACGCTGCTTATTCCTGATGAGCGTATAGAAGATTTTCTTGAATCAGATGTTAACTACATCATGGAAAGTTATCTCCGGCAGGTGGCACCAGAAATTGAGCTGACTGCGCAGTTTGGCCGTAAAGATATGGGGGAGCAAATCCGTCAGGTTAGTGAGGAATATACCCGGCTAATAAAAGAGGCTAAAACACCTAAACGACGTGCAGTTCTTGAGAAGCAACGGGAGGCTGATATTAGGGATATTACGGCTATGCGTGATCGACTGCTTGGTACTTACGGTGCACCTCAAGATCCACGCAGTTTCTTTGTTCGTGCCGGGCGAGTTGCTAGGAATATTAACTTCCTCCGTTTGCTTGGTGGAATGACTGTCTCCGCTGCAACTGATCTGATGCGACCGATGATGCAGCATGGCCTGAGAAAATCTCTCGGACCAATGGTAAGCATGCTTAAAAATATGGACTCAGTGAAAATTGCAACCAGGGATTTGCGAGAAATGGCCGTTGGGCTTGATTATGTCCTGTCTACGCGTACAAAGGCTATAGCGGATCTTACTGACCCCTATAGCCGGAGAAGCGCCGCTGAGCGAGGTCTGAACTGGATGACGCAGAAATTCGGTAACTGGACGCTGATGAATCAGTGGAACAGCGCACTTAAATCATGGTCCGGGATGATAGTGCAGTCGAGGATACTTGACGCGGCTCGCCAAGTTTCTGCTGGTGGCACGCTCTCCAAAAGTGAAATGCGGAAGATGGCACAGGTCGGCATCAATGAAGATGTTCTGCGCCGAATCGGGGAGCAATTCGGGAAGCACGGAGAGGATATGGACGGGCTGTTAACCGGGCATAGTCATCTGTGGGATGACCGTTTCGCTAGAGAGATTTTCCAGTCTGCAGTGCTGAAAGATGTAGACTCAGTGATTGTAACGCCTGGCGTAGGTGATACACCGCTGTTTTTTAGTAAAGAAGGCTGGAAGATGATCACGCAGTTCAAAACGTTTATCTTCGCACAGCATAACAGGGTGCTAGTATCTGGTATCCAGCAGGGCGATGCTGCATTCTATCTTGGTGCGCTTGGCACGATTGCGCTTGGCTCAATGGTCTATATGATGAAACAGAAGTTAAGCGGTCGCGATATCGACTACAGCTGGAATAACCTTGTGAAAGAGGGGATCGACCGGGGCGGAATGCTTGGCTGGCTCTCTGAGCCGCTGAATACCGTTGAGAACATAAGCGGCGGTAGGTTTGGTCTTGGCGCGATGTTTGGTGCGCCTCCGGTATCAAGGTTTCAGAGTCGTAATGCTATTGGTGCTTTACTTGGTCCTACCTTTGATCTTGGCGGTGATGCCGCGACGGTTGCGAATGGTGTACTTAACGGAGAATTTGACAGCCAGCAAACCCACGCGGTCCGTAAAATGCTACCTTTTCAGAACCTGTGGGCGATATCACCGTTACTAAATAAAGTTGAAGAGCAGATGAAATAGCTATTCACAATTAGTGATGGCGTATGTATCAAATATATTGCCATCACTAAATACATATCTATATTCAATCTCTCCGCCAAGGTGAATAAATGCTTTCATTTGCCTGTTGGAGCAAATGCTCGATTTTGAATAATTTCGCATTACACTCTTTAATTTATTTTCTAAGGTTACATCACCGTTATAAACTTTTGATAAATAGCTGTTGTTGTAATTAAGATGCGCTACAACTAAAAGTTTGTTTAGTATTGCATTTATTGAAACAATAGACATATTATCATTCAATTTTATGGGAAGTGACTTTCCTGCTTCTGATGCAATTTTGTTTGCATGTGCACACATATCCTCATTTATTAAATTCTTAAAACATATGTCGTTTGCAAACGAAAAAATTGGTAGGATAAACAAAACGGTAGCTGTAATAGCGTGCATCGGCTTAATCATTAGGTGACCTTTATGTTCAAGAAGATGATCAACAGATTAATCGGTGGTAAGGAGGTTAGCAATAAAATTCAACCTCTTATCTTTAAGGATAACTTTTCAGCTTTTGAGTATGCGTGTAAGTATCTTGACACAAGCCTTTCAGCCAATAAACCAATGCCAGCCATCATCATACCTGGTCCAAGTGGGGAACAGCCAGTTTTGCTAGATTCTGGAAGACAAAGGGCAATGCTGAAGGTGTGCTCAGCTGATGGTGGATTTTTTGTTATTGCCGATTCATCTTACAGCAAAGGACCAAAGCTGAGGATTGGTGATCTTGTTGCTTGGTTGCCTGTGAGTTATGCCGAAGAATTAACGGATAAAATAGAAGATCCTCGCTCCGCTATGGTTGGCTTTATATTGGGAACCATTCATCCTGAACTAACATCTACTGGCTGGAAGGGTAAAGAAAGATTTCGCAAGTAGCGTGACATGTCACAGGCCGCTTTCGCGGCCTTGTTTTTAACGAATGCCACCGCCGCCTGGGCGGGAATCCGCAGAACGCCCACCGCAGCGGGAGCCGTCAGCAGCAGTGTCGCTGTCGTGCTGACAACGACCGGCAAAGGCCTGAGTTGAAGCTACCAGAGACAACAAAACGAACAGTGCAGCAAATGCTTTTTTCATTGTGAAATTTCCATCTATAAACCACCTCAATGTGGCGTCAATGAGTGTAGCACTGACTTTTGTTTCGTCCATAAAAAAGCCCGCAACGCGGGCTTATTCAGTTATTTACTTTCTTTGGCACTATTGCTGATAATGAGATCATAAAGCCAGTTAGAGCAGCAATAATTAATGGGAATATGAAAGCATCTGAAGTTCTCAGTGGATTCTTCATATCGAACAGAATAACAATGAAGAATGCGCTGGTTGCAAAAGTAGATGATGAATAAACCTCATTCATCTTGTATTGCAACTTATCCAAAGAAAAAGGAGGCGTATCTTTGCAAACGGCATCCCATATCAGATGAACAGCAAGATAAGCAATGCACAGTATGAAATAAAACCTTGTCAATTGCTGTGCATCTCTGGGCGCAAGCCAAGATAAATCAGGCATTTTAGTTGGCTAACTTCTTTGCGGCATAGATAGCAGGGAGTGCAACAGCACCAGCCACAGCAAATGCATAGGCTATCCCAGCTGTAACAGTAAAAGCAGGAAGCAGGAAAGATAATCCGCCTGGTAGGGCAAAGCCTAAGCCCGCTCCGCCAATAATGGCCTTCAGCAATGTAATGATGTTGATTTCCATGTTTCCCCCTCATGTAAACTCTCGGTTTACCTTTGGGGTAATAGTACTCTATTCACCCCCTGTCTGCAATCTGTACCGAATTATTTAAAGGCACATCCCTGTGCCGCCGCTGTCAGAAGAACCCTGCTTTGTCGTTGATGTATTCCGCGTGGGTCTGGATATCACGCAGGCATTTACTCACACCGACGATGTAGCAGAACATGGTGGTCAGCTCCGCCGCCGCGCCCGATACGTCGTGCCCGTCTTCCTGTAACTGGTTCAGCAGATTCATCAGCAGTGAGTTCTCCGTCAGGCCGAGAACACCAGACGGCGAGTGAATCAAACTGCGGTAGCCGGGCTTCAGTGGGGCGCTGTAGGTTTTGTTCTCTATCTTCATTGCCTGCATCACTGCTGATGCTGTGGCGTTGGCTACCTGGTCGGCAACCATCTTTATGCGTTCTTCCTGCGGGAGCGAGTTTTTAATGTAACTTCCGGTGCGGCGGATCTGAGGAAGAACCTCACCTGTAACCCATTTACGAAAGCGGTAGGGGATAGTGCCTGGTGTCACTGCGTCGCGGCAGCGGAGGATCAGTGTGTAGAGGCCTGACTCGGAGATGATGATCGATTCTTGCTCACCGCCAGGGGTGTCGGTTGAAGCGACGCCCTTCTCATCATCATCAAGTTTTCGAACAGCATCTCGATGGTTTGCTATGCCTATAGCCCGACAAACATCTGAAGCGATAAACCATGGCTCACCATTTATGACGATTACTCGTATATCGGCTTGGGATTCGAAAGAAAAAATGGACGTGCTTTTTGTAGCTGTCATAGTGGTTACCTTTTAGTCTGGTTAATCACCACTACCGACGCCAATCGGTTGGTGGTGAACTGTGCAGGGTTGGCGTAACCGGCTAAAAGGACCCGGCGCACCTTTCGGTGCCCCCACACAGCCCACCATAATACGAATGTGGCCGTGCTATACGCATAAAAAAACCGCTTGCGCGGTGAATGCGCCTTTTAGTAATCCGGAACGCCAATCCCGGCACTGGATTTTGCCAGTGCCCGATTACTATGGCACAAGAGGAGTGCAATGTAAATTTACCGCAAAGGTAATGATAAATGCATAACTCACGTCATTTCAACCCTATGTGGTTTGATTGATCCCATTTCAGAAAATACCTGCCTATTTTTTTGCCAGTGAGCGTATACTTTCGATAGAATGTTTACCCTAAAGGTAGTTGGGGGTGCCCATGAACACGAAGAGAGTTACAGCGATGAGGCATAGACGCTTTGCCTTGAAAAGGCCTGAAAAAGAAAAAGAGCAAGAGATGGTGATTGAAGCAGCCGCTTATGCTGCAGCTATGGCAACTGCTGATGCGATTAGAAATTATGAAGAAGAGGATAATAAAAATTCCTATCGCATTTACTTATATGAGAGCCGTCACAGTGTTACAGACCATGAAGCATGCCTAAAAAAACAAGGGGAAGTATTCCACTGCAACCTTGCTGAGTACATTAGGAATGAAATGGAAAGGAATTTGGCTTTATCTCATTTTGGATACAAGAGTCAGGAAAGTGGTTTCGCTGGCTTTAAGGATAAAATTAACGAAAGGTGGCAACGTTTATACAAGCCACTTCAAGTTGATGAGAAAACTCATCAACTTGTTATGCATGAGGTCCCAAAGATGTCCGTAGAGAAATCCCATGCAATCTCGCGCAGGATGTTTGCACGCACTGCTGAAGACATGGCTCAGGAGCTCTACGACGATGCCGAATAAATTCCAGGGGTTGGTTCACCCTGGAATTTTTGGGAAGGACCCTGAGCTAATACCTATCAAAAACGCGTTCATAGATCACTGGCGCTACGGTCATCATAAGGATTTCGGAAAGGACACTCTGTTTCGAGATCCACCGAAAGAGATGCTGGAATATCACATACGCCACGTTCACTTAAACATCGGAAACTATACTGACAAGTTTGGTGAGAGCGGTACGGAACAATGCTGGAAAAACTGGGCGTCTGGGAAGAAAGACAAGACCACTAACAAGCATAAAAAGATCCCAACCAGTGACGTGTATGTGATTTATCTGGTCACATCTGAACGCCATGCCTTCCTTCTGGATTATTGGGATGAACCAGCGCATAAGACAGTAGAAATTGACGAGCAGAAGCAAAAATTAGTTGTCGAGTGTGACAGAATTTTGCGGCTGAAAAAGTTAGAATCCATGCCGCGCGATGCAAGTTTGTGGGACCCAGAATTTTACGACTGTTAATGGCCGCTTTCGCGGCCTTTTCTTTATGTGGTTTGTTTTCGTAATTGTTCGGCACAATAGTCGAGATGTGTTTGCAGATCCTGCATAGACATCTGTGAGCTGGTGACGTAGTTAATCAGTGCAGTCAGTTCGGCAAGTGGGCCATCGACATTAAATCCATCCTTATCGAGATCCCGGAGTAATTTCATCAAATGCGATCCCTCCACCAGTGACCTGACGCCTCCCGGCGTGTGAATCCTTTCGGTAAATCCGTCTTCCAGTGGATAGTGATACTGCTGCATCTTATCTTCTCCATGCAATAACTGTATATTTATACAGTAGCAAATAATTTGTTTGCTATCCAGCACGTTTTGCAAATTACCTGAAAGGTAATATCTATTCGTATTCACAGTCTTTCTATCCATATGTGGTTTTTCAGGTAATAGAATAGCCAGATATGCGGCGCAACGGGTGCTGCGACTATCTGGAGATTTAACATGACGGTCTCAACCGAAGTTGACCACAACGAATACACCGGTAACGGCGTTACGACATCGTTTCCGTATACCTTCCGTATTTTCAAAAAATCAGACCTGGTTGTTCAGGTGTCTGACCTGAACGGGAACGTAACAGAATTGGTTCTGGATACCGGTTATAAGGTAACTGGAGCGGGCACTTATAGTGGCGGTGAAGTGGTTCTCCCGTCGCCGCTTGCTGCTGGCTGGCGAATTACGATAGAGCGTGTGCTTGATGTGGTGCAGGAGACTGATCTTCGCAATCAGGGAAAATTTTTCCCCGAAGTTCATGAAGATGCATTTGACTACCTGACGATGCTGATCCAGCGATGTTTTGGGTGGTTCAGACGTGCATTGATGAAACCATCTTTGCTTGCAAAATATTACGATGCAAAGCAAAACAAAATTTCTAACCTTGCAGATCCATCATTTGAGCAGGACGCTGTAAATAATCGCTCAATGCGTAATTATGTCGATGCTGCAATCGCCGGGGTTGTTGGTGGTTTTGGTTGGTTTATACCGTCAGGAAGCGGGGCAAGACAACGAACATTTCAAAGCAAAATGAGGGATATAATTTCTCCTTGTGATTACGAAGATAATATTTTTATGATTAAGGAGTTGATATCCAAAGGCAAAAATGCCGCTGTTTTTAACTCATATTATACTTTTGTTATTACTGTTGGCGAATGGGGTGATTACCCTACACTCAAAGATGCAATCATTGCAGCCCAGTCAATGAGACCTATGTGGGATGGTGGTAATGCTTTCTGCGAAATAAGAATTAAGACCGGGCATATTATCAACTATCAAATTGAATTCAGTTCAGGTGTTGATTTGTCTTGGATTAAAATAACATCAGAAGACTCAGTGGTTTTCTCTGACACTCGTTTGTTTACTAAAATCGTTAGAACGTATTACGAATACAAGTATTTATTTTACATTTGCGATGCAGCAAAAAGTCCTGTATTTGCTATTCAGATCGAAGAAAATAGAGATGATAGCGATGTTTGTGCATTTATTGTAACTCAAAAAGCTGAACTTAATTTCTATCCGTATTCAGGTGCTCGAAAGTTCTACGTTGGAATTCATGGTAGTTTTGGTGCAAAAATTAGTGCATATCATACCGGATGTGCTCCTGATGAGGAAAGTGTTGCTGCATATATGCCAGAAGGATATTACGTATGTGATTTTTCTTATAGCAGATACTCTTCCCTGCAACTGGTAAATAATGTCAAGGCATCAATGCCTGTAAGCAAGTTTGAACGGTGCACAGAGAGTACGGTTGCGTCAGTTAATTGTATTTATAATGTTAAAGCAGATTTTCAGGGGTCAAGTGCAATCTATTGTTATATAGGATGGAATGTAAGAGATGGTTCAAATGTTAATATACGCGACCATAAAACTATACATTGCTCATATCGTGGATTAACCTGCATTCATACAGCATATGTTGATGCAAGACGACATGACGTTGAAGAAAGTGATGCAGAAACAAGTGGTAAAGTCCTTGAACCAAATATTGAAAAAGGTTTTTATGGATGTGCACTTGGTGTGCGTATTGATGGTGCGGGTTGCGTTGATGTTGCTGGTAATGATATGCGCAATTGTGGAACAGCCGTTAATGCAGACACTGGTGCTGTTATTTCAGGAAAGGCTGTAGATATCTCAGGGGCTGAGCTGGGATTTGATTGCCATGCAGGAGCATCTGTTAATTTTCCAAGGCTATGGGGTACAGATATAAAAAAATTAATGCACCTCCAAGATGGTGTAAGGTTTAACTCTAATATTTGTCATGTATTTGGTGCAAATCCCACAAAAGATATTAGATGGATTGATGTAGAGAGATCTGAAGCTTCTTTTATGAATGCAACGCTGGATGCAGATTCAGGATTTATTGCCGACTGTGGTAGTAGGATAACCATTGAAGGAAGTAAAGTTAAAAACCAAACAATAAGAAGTTTTTTTGGATCATATGTGGCTATAAATAATACTGTTGCTGACAGAACTTATTCAGATATAGCCGATGTTCCGCAGTTGACTATTAGTGGAGGATCTTTTATTTCTGCTACAGGATATTCTAATTCTGACTCCAGCCCTCTGAGGTTGAGCACAACACGAAATACACTTGGCGTTGGAGGAGCCATATTTTCAACCAATGGGGAAGTTTCATGATTAAGAGCATTGATGTCACTCCATTTCTTCACTCGCTTTGCGCTTTTGCGGCTCAGGTACTGGTTGGTATTTTTACCGGAAACTGGGCTTACGGTGCGATAGCCGGTTGTACGTTCTTCATTGCGCGTGAACACACCCAGGCAGAATATCGCTGGATAGAAAAGTTTGGGAAAGGGAAACGTATCAACATGCCGTGGTGGGGAGGTTTTGATCCACGCGTGTGGGATGTGGGAAGTCTGTTGGATTTTGCTGTTCCTGTTGTTTTTTGTTTTTGTGTTTATTTCTCTATTTGACTGCTACCGCGCCATTAAATGGTGCGGTATTCAACCTGCTCTTCACTGTTTGTTTCTTCAGAGTCATGTAAAAGGTGAGCTTTATTCTCGGCATGAAAAACAGGGAATTGACGATGTTAAAGTAACAAAAAACCATAAATGGTTTATTATGCGTAATGCTTTACTGTTCAGGAGGTTGTTATGCATATAAACGGTGGAAAACATGTCAGCTCAACTAACCAGTGAAACTTTAAATCAGTGGCTTAGCATGAGTTCTCTGGCGGCGGTGATAGCAGGAGTTCCTCCTGAGGTTGCTTTGGGTGCTTTGGCTGGAGCGGTAATTTTTGTTACCTCTGCAGTAGAGTACCCCATCCGTCGCCGGGTGCTCCTGTCGATGCTCAGCTTTCTTTGCGGCCTTCTCTTTTACAAACCAGCAGCATCAATTCTTATCGGCATAGCCAGCCTGATCCCTACCATCACGCAGGACTCTTTTGAAAAAGGGATTGTTTTCTCTGCAGGCGCATTCGTGTCAGCAATTGTCGCTGTGCGTATTGGTATATGGCTCTATCACCGTTCCGATAATCCACGCGAGTTAATTCCGGGGAGAAAAGACGATGGTAACGCATGAGTTTTTTTTGCTTATCACCAATGCAGTTATTTGCACTGGCATAGCAATTCGCGTTGTCACATTCCGGCGTAACGGCTCTCAACACCGAAGGTGGGGAGGATGGCTTGCTTATTTCCTGATTGTTGCTGCGGCCAGTATTCCTGTTCGTGTCGCCTATGCAATCTGGTTACGTACGCCAATGGCTGTGGATTTATCTGAGGTCATTATCAACGCTGTCATGCTGGCTGCGGTTATTAAAACGCGCGGTAACGTCGTTCAAATTTTTAAAGTATCGAGGTCTAAACATGGAGATTAAACAATTCCAGCGAGCTGCTGGTATCAGCGAGGCACTGGCCGCACGCTGGTTCTCGCATATAACTTCTGCGATGAAAGAGTTTGGTATCAGCAAACCAGAAGATCAGGCTATGTTTATTGCTCAGGTCGGGCATGAGTCTGGAGGCTTCACCCGGTTGCAGGAGAATTTCAACTACAGCGTCAGCGGACTGGCTAACTTTGTTCGGGCTGGGCGTCTCACTCAGGGACAGGCCAACGCATTGGGGCGACGTGCAGGCGAACCACCATTGCCACTTGAGCGCCAGAGAGCGATTGCCAATCTGGTGTACAGCAAACGCATGGGGAACAATGCCCCTGGTGATGGCTGGAACTACCGTGGGCGCGGGCTTATCCAGGTTACCGGTTTGAATAACTATCGTGACTGTGGAAACGGTCTTAAGGTTGACCTGCTGGAGAGTCCTGAACTGCTGGCGCAGGACGAATACGCGGCTCGTAGCGCGGCGTGGTTCTTTGCCAGCAAAGGATGCATGAAGTATACCGGCGATATTGCACGTGTAACTCTGATTATCAATGGTGGCCGGAACGGCATCGACGACCGGCGCGCGCGATACATCAATGCCAGTAAGGTGCTGGCGGTATGATCTGGGCATTCGTAAAAGCATACCGGAAACAGTTGATTATCATGGCGGTGCTTGCTGTTCTGGTCATATCAGGAGTTGTTGCCTGGAGTGTACACGGCAGTCGTCAGTACGACGCCGGGTATGCGCAGGCGAAAGAAGACCGCAAAACCGAAGATGAGAGAATTCGTCAGCACTACGAACAGGAGAAAGCGATCAATGAACGTGAAGCGCAGCAGAGGATCGACCAGGCGCGCAATGATGCTCTTGATGCTGCCGCTCGCGCTGGCCGGTTGCAGCAACAGCTCGTTGCCATCCGTGAGCAGCTCAGGCAGTATAACGCCATTGTCGGCGCTGGGACGTCAGCCGCAGACACCGGAGTTTTGCTTGCCGACGTGCTCAGTAAATCTCTCGAGAGAAACAGACAACTGGCAGAGTATGCTGACCGGGCAGCCGAAGCCGGAAGAGTCTGTGAAAAACAGTACGACACCCTGACCAGATAGCATGGCATTTTTCATGGTACTGATTTCCGGTGACGGTATATAAAACGGTACGATAAAAATTGAGATTTGGAAAAATGTTATCACTCAATTGGTTATGGTTATCGTAAATAATTGAGTGGGAATGATTTGACCCTGCACTATGAATGAACAAAACCCTCTGTTACTACAGAGGGTTTTTTATCTTCAAGAATTATAGGATTGAAGTTACTAACATCGATTAATTAAACCAGCTGTCCGATTTGTTCTCTTCTGCTTTGCCCACGCTTTTCATCAGATCGCGACCGCCTTCAGTCATATTTCTGTTGGCGTCAGCTTCAGATTGCACCACATCGGTTTGCGCAGCTTTGTGCTTCAGTTCCTGATCGATAAATTCGTTTTCTCGCTTAACGCGGGCTTCTTCTTTCGCCAGCGCCAGTTTTTGTTTCTGAATCTCTAAGCTGCGTAGCTCATCTTCATAACTTTGATCGCGTTTTTTGTCCGCAGAGGCTTCGGCGTCCAGTTTATCCTGACGAGCTTTCTTATTTGCCGCTGCCGTTGCCGCTCTTTTGTTAGCGGCGGCCTGGGCATTTGCGCGACGTTGCTTCTCTTGCTGGATTTCCCTGTTGCGCTCCGCGACCCATTCGTCATGCTGCCTTTGCTCTTCATTTTTACCTTGCTGTTCCGCTTCTGCGACAGCAGAGAGTTGATCCTGCAATGATGAGGCGATAGCCGGATAGCTTAAGGAGGCTAAGATGGCGCAAAGAAAAACTTTCTTCATGACTCCTCCTGATTATTAGCTCTTTTCAGGACATTTGGTATTTGGCTGAATACGCGTTTCGTTATACGTCGTGGTAATAACAACGGCTAAACCTGTCGTAAACTGGCACTCTTTACCCACCTGGGTAGAGGTATACACTTTGGTGCCTTCCTTATAGGTTAAAGAAACACCTTCCACTAAGGTTTTATCATTCACCATAGAACCCGCTGCCGCGCCTACAGCTCCGCCGCCAACTGCACCTGCCGTCGTTCCGGAATTGCTGCCAGACCCGACGTTGTGGCCGATAACACCGCCAGCGACTGCGCCAATAAGCGCGCCGAAGGCTTGTGCGTTCCGTTTATTTTGGGAGTTGTCTACGGCAACTTTTGCGGGAAGAATGGAAATAATATTAACGGTTTTAGTTTCTTGTTTGGTATTCAGTTGATCGGTTTGATAAACATCGGCAGCATGATCGTCAGCATTTGACTGGCATCCTGCCAGAGTGAATGACGCTAACATTGCCACAGGCAGAAGACATTTTTTAAATTTCAT